CATTATTTATGATAACAACACCGGTAATTTTATTACTGTTGGCTTTACCGCTCCATCTAATGTAACTTTTACATCAGCAACTTATGATGTGGATAGTGTTCCCGGTTCTACATTAAGTTTAGTAGCGTATGCACCAATCATTCAAACCTACATTGCGCAATCTGGTTCACGCACAACTACCCTAACTGTTACGCTGCCAGCTATTACCCAAATTTATGTTTTGGTTAATAACACCAATCAAACGGGTTATAATATTAACTTTGTGGTATCTGGCAGTTCACAGCCTCCATTGGTATTGGCCGCTGGCGCTGTTGTTACTGTGCTGACAGACGGCATTAATCTTTACACGTTAACTCAAAGCTCCACAGGCCTTTTTTACGCATCTAATGGTTCTGCAGCGCTTCCATCATATTCATTTACTGGTGATACCCATACAGGTATGTACCTTGCTGGTACCAGCGTATTGGGCTTATCTGCAAACAGTGTCGAGATTATTGACATTGATAATACCAATGTTTTGCAACCATTAGTTACGGTAAACGCAAGGTTGGTGGCACAGCTAATAGACGGCGGAACGTTCTAAATGCCGGCTGATAATCAGCAACAAGATACTTCGCAATATACTTCAATTTACAGCCTAGCAATACCGGCTGGGATTAAACGCGACGGTACCGTATTTCAAAACGACCAATACACTGATGGTGTGTGGTGCCGTTTTCAACGTGGTGACCCCAAAAAGATTGGCGGGTATAAAACCATTTTTACAGCGTTTAACGGCATTTACCGCGGCATGATTGCCATTCCGTATAATGGTGTTAACTATATTTTTGCGGGTAATGCGGAGACTTTAGATGTTTTTACAACCGGCACGTCTTTTAGCGCTGGCAGTGGTCCATTTACTGTTAATTTTTTACCTGGTTCTGTATTTGCTAATGTAACATCAAACACAACAACCCAGGTAATTGTTCCGGGGGACGCCACAACTACTTTTGCACCAACTAAGACTTTTACTATTAGTCAAACTGGCACACCAACAGTTTATACAATTAGTACATCGGTTCATACCACAAGTCCAAATCAAACTACGATTACGTTTACTCCTGCAGCGCCAGTTGGAACTATTAGCAAGATTTACACAAACAATACAATCTTTACGCCAGATCCAATAAATGGTCCCTATCGTAATGATTGGCAATTTGACGCACAATTTAGCCCGCAAGGCGGTGCGTTGTCTTGCTTTGCACATCCCGGATTAAATCTAGTCAATATTGATAGTGGTATTGCAACCCAAGTATTGGTTGGTAATATTACTCCGGATGCAAATAACACCTATTACTTTACTGGCCTTTCTGATAGTGAAGGTCAAAATCCAACTTACAAGCCAATTAGCGTTGACGGCGGTGTATGTGTATTGTACCCATTTATTTTTGTATACGGCTCACATGGCTTTATTGCTAATAACAACGTAGACTCTACCTACACCAATCAAAACTTTTACGATTGGAATGGTCCATTAGCTAACCAAGTAAACGTAGCAAGTTCTAAGATTGTTAAGGGCATGCCAATGCGTGGAGGAACAGCCTCACCATCTGGTTTATTTTGGGCAACTGATTCTCTTATTCGTGTTTCCTTTAATTCTCAAGCAACTCAGTTTTATTGGAACTATGACATTGTTTCAAGCCAAATCTCTATTATGTCTTCCAACGCAGTTGTGGAGATGGATGGTATCTTTTTTTGGATGGGTGTTGACCGTTTCTATCTGTACAACGGTAACGTCAAAGTATTGCCAAACGATAAAAACATAAATTGGCTATTTGATAACCTTAACTACGAGCAACGTCAAAAAGTTTGGGCTACTAAGATTCCAAGATATAATGAGATTTGGTTCTTTTATCCAAGGGGCACTGCAACAGAATGTACTGATGCTATTATCTATAATGTCAAAGATCAACTTTGGTATGACGTGGGCTCTGCAGCAGGTGCGCGTCGTTCCTGTGGCTATACTACTGAGCTGTTTCCAACCCCTATTTGGGCTGGTTGGGAATACAACCCTTTGTACAACCAAGCTAATTATGTAATTTCGCACCCAGCTAGTTTGCCTGCGCCAACAGCAAAACAGTTCTATGTTGCTGGTGACTTAACACCATTATTTAGCCCCGGCGATTATGTGTCATTTTCCACCGTGCCACAAGATACCGTTTATCGAATTACTGCTAGCCAAAACATTTTTAATACAACTATTGGCACACCGGGCGTTACCATAGTAACGGTTGATAATGTAATTTCCCCAGGTGTTGTTGCCGGCTCAACAGTGTATAGTGTAACTGGCGGGTATTCAATTTGGCAACATGAGTTTGGGCTTAATATGACCACATTGGGCACTGAAGAAGCGGTGTATTCTAGTATTACGACTAGCGATATTAGTTGGTTAACGGGCAGTCCCTCTGGTAACAATTTGGTCGGTGTAAACCGTCGTATGCATTTACGTCGTATTGAACCAAACTTTTTACAATCTGGCACAATGGCTTTGACCATTTTAGGTCGTAAATTTGCTGGTGGTCAGAATGAAGAGAATTCTGGACCTTATTACTTTACCCAAGAAACTGGTAAAATTGACCTACGCGTTGAGCATCGCCTTATTCGCTTAAAGTTTGAGTCTAATGCGATTGATGGAAATTTTGAAATGGGCCGTAATATGATAACGGCTGAATTTGGGGACGAAAGGCCTTAAATGAGTTTCCAGCAGTTTTTTCCTTGCCTTCCAGACTATATGACCTGGGACGATTGGAATGGCAACTTGGCTATTTACTACGGACAAAAGAACATTGAGTTTGCCTCCGAGGAAAATTGGCAAGAGGGGGCATTTAACCTTCTTAATTCAGAGGCGTTTGCCGTATATCCCATACCAGACCCTAGCACTTATGGTACTTGGCAGGATTGGGCTAGGGAATTTACCGAAATAATTAATGGCCCAAGTCTTTGATTTAAGGGCGAAAAATAAGCGTTATGCGTATTAGTATATACATGAACCTATTTAAATTTTTAATAACCGAGATACACAAAATGTCAACAATTAAACCTGCTGACATTTATGCTATTGGAGCGAATTTATAATGGTAGCAAATCCAGGTAGTTTTGAAGAATGGTCGCAAGGCAAAGGTGTAGGTTATGGAAAATACGCTGGTCAAATTGTTGACGAAGCTACCGTTGCGAAAGAATTACAATCTGATTATCAAAATGCACTTGATTTATACAACCAAGATCAAAGTTATCTTGCTGCACAACTGCCACAAAAAGGACAGTCATATACAGCAGACCAAATAACTCAAATGACTGGCTCACCTTTAAATACTTTTAATACATACCAAGGTATTCCTGTTGCTACATCGAGAAATCCATTTGTCAGCACAGATGTTCAAGGTTGGGATGCGCAAACTCAATACATACAAAACCCTGATGGCACATACAGAGTAGCTAATTTAGGTGGTGTAAAACCTGATGTTCAAGTCAATGCTCCTAAAGGAAGTGACTGGACTGATTACATGGATATGGCTATTACCGCTGCTGTTTTAGCTGGTAATGCTTACGTTGCTCCTCAAGCATTAGGCGCTGCTTTTGCTCCCGCTGGTGCTGCCGCTGGTGGCATGGATGCTTATATGGCTTCTGCTGGTTTAAATCCAGGCACTTTTGAAGGTGCTGCCTTTACTTTACCTGAATTTTCTGGGGTTGCGACACAAGCGTTACCTTATACAGAAGCATATGATGCTGCAAATTTATATTCACAAGGATTAAATTCTGCTGCCATTGAACAAAATTTAATTGGTACTGGATTAGACCCTTTTTTATCAGCAGACATGGCAAGTTTAGCTGCCCAAGGATTGAGTCCAGCACAAATTGAAGCCACTTTAGCAGCTTCATATACACCTGCTGAATTAACTGGTACAGGAATAAAATCTTTAAATTGGGGTGCTACACAAGGTTTAAGTGCTGCTGACGCATTAAAATATGCCAACACAGCTAGACAAGCATTAGGACTTGGGACATCATTATCTAAGTTATTAGGTGGTGTTAGTAGTAGTGGCTCAAGCGGTATGGGCACCGGCGGTATAGGCACATTGGGTACCTACGGTATGGGCGCCGGCGGTATGGGAACATCGGGTGATGCCGGAACAACGAATGGCATACAAAATTTAACACCCGGGTTAACAAAAGGCTCACAATTTAAATTTGCCAACGAGCCTGTTTTTGCAAACACGCAAACCCAAATGCCAGCACAGGCACAGCCGGATTACACACAGCAAATTTTAAACGCAGCCCAAGGTGGCTTAGTAAACCATTATGCTGAAGGTGGTGAAGTGCCAGAAGCGCCGTCTCCATTTTTAAAACCAGAACTTTTTCGTGGACGTCGTTTTTCACCTATAGGCCGTTTTAATTCCACACAAATGCCAGGATACCAACCACGTCAATTTGCAGATGGTGGCGAAGTAGAAGGTCATAATCCCCAGTTTTTTAGCGAGGGTGGTTTGAATAGTTTAGAAAATACTTACGTTAAAGGTGAAGGTAACGGCACTAGCGATTCAGTACCCGCTATGTTAGCCAACGGAGAATTTGTAGTACCTGCTGATGTAGTATCAAAGTTAGGTAATGGAAGCAATGATGCTGGCGCCAATGTGCTTGATCAATTTTTAGCTACAATACGGGAGCATGCCCAAAAACATGATCCAAAAGAATTACCACCAGACTCAAAAGGCCCATTGGCTTATTTATTAGACGCGAAACGGAAAGCATAACATGGCGGGACTTAATAGCTTATTATCTGATGTACAACAAACGCAGACAACACTGCCGTCTTGGTATGATCAGGCTCAGCAAAATATTGTTCAGCAAGGTACTCAAGCTGCTGCTGCTGCACCTCAGTTGGGGCAGACTGTTGCTCAAGGGGCAATTAACACATTGCAACCCGGTGCTCAAAATCCGTTTACTCAAGCGCAGAACACACTACAACAAATTTCTAGTGGTGCAGCAAATCCTTGGATTATTGATGCTTCTGGAAATGTGGCTCCAAATACTCAAACAGCTCTAGGTGGATTATTTTCCGCAGAGCAAAATCAATTAAATCAATTATTACCATCAAGCACAGCTCCTTCTCAAGCAACTGGAATTGGCGCTGGTCAATTTGGTAGTTTGCGTAGCCAAACTGCTGTAGATAAAGCAAAGGCAGATGCGTTTTCTAATTTGATGGCACAACAAATGCAAGCGGCGTTAAGTGCGCAACAAACAGGACAACAAGCTGCTACCAATTTGGGTAACGTTGCCAATCAAGGTATTAACGCTCAAATGAACGTTGGGCAAGCACAACAAAACGCACCATTTCAAAATGTTGGTAATTTGGCCAGTTTGCTTGGTACAATACAAGCCCCTACAACCACTACAGCACAAAAGCAAATGTCCCCATTAACCCAAGCATCTACGCTTGCAAACATTTTGCAAGGCACCGGCGCTGCTAGTGGTTTAGGATCGTTGCTGTTTGGTAAAGCAGCAAGTGGGAACAATCCGGCAACTGGTGGCTTTTTGGGAAGTGGCGGCATTACTAGTGGTAATAATATTTTGTCTAATTTATTTAGTAGTGGAACATCTGGTGGTACTTACATACCTAACACTAACCCTGCTCTTGATAACCGCGACGTTGGGCTTGGAGAAAACACAGATCCAAATTATGTTGCTCCAATCGCCGGCTATGAAATTATTTAAGGATAAATTATGGCTGGCTTAGACAACATTAAACATTTTGAAGATGGTGGCACTACAGGAACCGAAGGTGCTATTCGTTATACACCCCCCAAATCTACTGGCATTACAGAAAAAATTGCTTTATCTGCAGATCAAACACAAGGTATGCTTGATAATATGCAAAAGCTTATTGCTGAGCGTGAAAGCCCTTTTGCTAAATTTGCAAGTGGTTTGTCTAAGGGTGTTGCTACCGCATATGGCCCAACCGCATTGGCCAATTTTGAAAGACAACAACAAGAACAAGACAAGCAGTTAATGGACTATCGCCAACAGATGGCGGCTTTTCGTGCAGCACAAGAGCAAGCAAAGAACGAAGCTGCTAAATATGCTTCTATTACTCCTAGTGGTGGTGCTGGCGCAGCTACCGTTGATCAATCAGGTGTAACAATTCCTGCTTCTCAATTAGCTTTAGAAGACGCCCTCGATACCCCAGGTCAAAAACTAGAAGCCCGCAGGAAGTTTTTAAGTACATTGGGCACTGAAACTATTAAAGCAGATTTAAACCCAGCTTCATTGGATCGTAAACCTACTGTGGTTATGAATCCGCTTAACAATAAACCAGAAGTTCGTGATATTAATCGTTTTGAATACGAACAGCTAAAGAAAAAAGGTTTAATTGTTGATGCGTCTTCTTATTATGAAGCACCGGCTGGTAAATTACCTGGAAGAATGACCGGAACAGTAGCTGGAGCAGAAGCTGCTCAACCGTTAAGTGTTCGTAATAACAACCCTGGAAACTTAAAAGACCCTAAAACAGGTGAGTTGCGCACATTTGCAACACCTCAAGAAGGTCAAAAAGCTTTAGAAGATGATTTACAAGTAAAACTATCTGGTCAAAGCCCAGTGTTAAAACAGCGTTATGGTGATACTGGTGGGTTCTTAAGTCCTGCAATGTTGGCGGAAGCATGGTCTCCGGCAACTGCTCAAGGTAACTCCCCAGAGTCTACAATAAATTACGGAAAATATATTGCAGCCAAATTGGGTGTTGACCCAACTGCTCAAATACCTAGTACTCCTGAAGCTAGAGCTGCAGTTGCTCAAGGTATTAAAGAATTTGAATCGGGGCAAAACAAATCTAATCAAATTGTAAACGCTCCAAGTGTTCAAGTTGCTTCAACTGGTATGCCTGATGTAGCTGATATTTTAGCGCAACGGAAAATTTCTGAAACAGAAAAAACTGCTGCTGCCACAGAACGCGGAAAATCTGGTGAAGCAATGCGCACTAGTTTTGAAACAGATACTGACCCAGGTACATTAGACGATGCTTATGCTACATCGCGTCGCATTCAAGATATTGTCAAAAAAGATCCAACGTTATCTGGTGTTATTAACCAACCGGGTGTTGCTGCTGCCGTAGCTGGTGTGGTACAAAAAGGTATTGGTAACTTTGGTGTTGCAGATTTAGAAAATGCAATATTTAAATCATTGCCAACTACAACGCAAAAAAGTATTGGCGAACGTAGTGAGTTAATTAGCTACTTAGCTAAGATTGAGTTACAAGCCGCTAAGCTGATTAAAGGCCAAGGTCAAATTACTGAGGGTGAACGTGAAATTTTACAACGTGCTTCTTCAAATATTAGTGATCCAGCTGAACTAATTTACAAAAAAGCTAGAGTTCTTGAGCGCGTAACAAAAATGAACGAAGAGTTATCTAAAGTATACGGAACTGGTGAGGGTTACACTGATTTCCGCAAATTTAAAAATGATCCTGAGTTTATTAGAATTCACAAAGAATTCCGTGGTGATTTGGAAAATATTCTTAAAGAGAGCCCATCGTTTGCTCGCCCTGTTGCTGGTCAGCCTAAAACGCAATACCCGCAAGATATTCAAAACATTATTAATAGAAATAAAGCAAAAAAGGCTGAATAATGGCAAGAGATTTTTCTGATATCTATGAGGCTATTAAAGTTGCAGATGCAGAAGGCCGTTCAGATGATGTGGCTAAGTTAACATCATATTTAGAAGCTGAATCTGCTAAGCCTCAAGAGGGTTCTGAAACTAAGACCTATGATCCTAGGGAGTTAGCTAGTCCAGCTATTCCAGCTGCAGTTGGTGCTGGTGCTGGTGCTGTGGCTCGTCCAATGGTTGAGTCGGGAATAAAAGCAGTTCAGCAGGGCCGCGCTGGAACAACTGGATCATTGAGTCGCGGACCTATTGTGGGTGAGTTGCCTGAGGGACACACACCATTTAATCCTCGCGGACGAAGTGTTGAGTCTAGTTTGGAAAATTGGAAAAATTACAACGAAGCCCAGTTAGAAGCGGCTAAAAAAGTTCGTCAAGAATCAAAATTACACAAAAAATACCCTGGATTTACCAGAGCGGGTGCGGAATCCGCGGTAGAAGCATTACCAAAAAATGCTACAATTGGTGAGCGTATTGCTGCTAAGATAGCGCCCGGCGGATTGTCAGACGTTGCTAACTTTGCACGCGGGGTATATGATTACAAGCTTCCATTTATTGGTGGCATTGGATCTTTATTAGGTCGTGGTTTAGTTGGCGCTGGCGCTGGAATGCAGGCTACTGATGCATATAATCGTGGCGTTGTTCAAGGCGATATTCCGGGTGCAGTAATTAGCGGCGTTGGTGCGTTAGGTACTGCAGCTAATTTACTGCCGTATCCTCCTGTTAAAGCAATTGGCACTGGTGTTGGTTTGTCTGCTGAGGCAATTAACGCATATCGCGACGCAATGGCTCGTGGGCAAATTGAGCACGGCGCTCCACAGACTTATGAGAATACTGATCCAATGGGTGGGCAATACGCCCAAGGTGGTTTAGTGTGCCTTGCTGAAGGTGGTCAACTTACACCTGAAGAATATTTACGTCAAATGAAAGAATTGCTGGAAAAGGGCAAACCTACTCCCCCTCCTGCAAGAACCTATACAGAACGTTTAATTGATATGGGCAGAGACCCAAGTCAACCAGGAAGCCCAATAGTCAAAAATACACCGCCGTCAAAAGGCGCATCAGGTGGTGCTGGGTTTACCCCCGGGACAATGAACCCATTTAATCCTGATAGCCCGCTTAACCGTTAATTACTTCTTATAGCGCTTACTTATCCAGCCCTCTGCGGCTAACGGCATATCTGGCGCCCAAGCTGGTGATTTAGTTACCAAACTCAGTACATCTTCCAAAGTCTGTTCTGCATTGGCCTCATCGGCTAAAAGGAGAAACTCGTCATGGATCAAATTGATTACTTGATACCCGGCTTTCATAATATTGAGTGTTGCGTCTGTCAAAAAATCACGTGCCGTTCCCTGTACGGCAGATTGAAATATGTTGCTGCCGATCAACTGATTGCGAGTCCATTGACGTGTGAAAGTGTTTTGACTATGAACAGTGACTCCCAATTTCTCTTGGTTCCAAGGTGTGGTGAGCAGCTCGAGCTCTGGCCTTTGCCAGCAGATGAGGCGTCCTGATGGGAGCTGCATCCATAAAGCCTGTTTCACCGATTTCATCTTTATCTTTTGACCTGCAGCAAATGCAGTACCAGGATTCTGCACGGCGTCAATTGCGGCTGCCTCGCATAGTGCCCAAAGGTTCTTCACCTTCGCATACGACGCCCGGTAATTATCTACCGCATTCTTTGCCTGAGCCTCCGTCAGACTGACCCCCATCCCTTCAGCGTACTTAACAAGACCTTTAGCTCCTTGACCAAACATCGCGCCAAGGACCGCAGACTTGCTAACCTGGCGTTGTTCCTTCGTGATCTCATCATAGCCGATTCGATATAGGCTCTCTGAAGCGAATACTTTGTACTCATCTAATCCTTTCCGAAACAATTCGACTTTGTCGTTTTGTCCTGCGAGCCAAACCCCAACTCGGTTTTCAATTGAGCTAAAATCCACGTCAACGAAGGTTTTGCCTTGTGGGGCCACGATAGCCGATCTGACTGACGAAGATAATTCTTGCATTGTAGCTTCTGCTCGTACAAATACTCTTGGTATTGCCAGTTCAACTTCCTCATCGCTAAGTGTGGGGCGCGCAATATTTTGTAGATTGAGCCCACCACGGCTCGCAAACCGGCCAGTGCTAGCGCCATGATATACCAGTGTATTCCTAATTTTTCCTTCACGTTGTATCTCCATCATCTTAGCGTACTTAGCCACGCTAGTCTGGCTTCCTTCTTGCCTTAGCTCCAGCGCTTTTTTTACGCGCGTAGGAATGTTGCACTGCAGCATTTTTGTAACGGTCTCAGCGGTCAAATCCTCTAATTGCTTGTACCCCATCGCTACTAAACACTTGTTAATCCAATCTAGCAATTTAGCACGCTCGGAGGGCTTACAACCGGTCAAGGCGAGGCATTCGTTGTCTAGTTGGTCCTGTGCCCTTGTGACGGCTAATACGGCGTTGTGGAGCTCGTTTGGATCCACTGGCACCCCACGCAAATTGATCCGCTGGGTAAGCTCCCAGATATGCTGTTCTTGAGCACTGAGGGGACGTAGTAGCCCGACAATAGCCATTTCAGTTCTAACGTCTTGGGCACAGTACTCAAATAATTCGGCAAGTAATTCTGGGTCATTTTCAAACACTCCTTTACGATTTGGTTTACACAGCTTTTGGATTAAATAGCGGCCCCTTGTGTCTTTCTGATGAGTCGCATCCATAAAGATAGACGCATCACCAAGAGATTGGGGGATGTTATTGGCCGCTGCAATTGCCATAGAGTCAATGCACTGCTCTAGTTTGAGTGGTGGCCAGCCGTACTTAGGCACACAGACGCAGTTCCAAATTGCATACTCAAAAAGCACATTCCAGCCTTGTATTTTGCCACCGCCTCGTACATAAGCTAATAAATTGTTAAGATCCAAATTAGCTGTTGGTCTTGGAACTGTTACTTTTACATTGTCAGGTTGGGTGCCGAACGCAATACACAACACTTCTGTTGTGGGGTCGTTGGCGTATATGTCTAGCCCTTGGTCGGCTAGGTCGATGTGAGATCTGGTCTCGAAGTCAATGCTGTAAATCATAATGCTCCTGTGGCAAACCAACGTATTGGCGGTTAACAAAATCTTACATTTTTACACTTTTTCTTACAAAACAATACTTTAACATACTTTTTTATACATTAACACACAGTATTTTAATGTAGGTACTTGTTAATAAGTACCTACAATTCGTAACACTACCTGTTGTTTTTCGCTATTTGATAAACGTGTCCAAGCAGTAATCTCTTCTCTTGTTCTTCGGCAACCTTTGCAAACGCCAAAGAAGTCAAGCGAACACTTTCCCACGCATGGACTTGCCACGTCCATGCTAGGTTCCAATTGAGGAGATTGAGTGGCGGGCAAGCCCATGGGCTACTCTTTTCCATGTTCAATTCGATGACAGTTTGCACAAAGCAAAACGCACTTATCTAATTCCTGCTGTATGCGCTTCCAACTATAGTGCATTAACGATCCAGGGTCTGCTTCTTTTTCACTTTTATCTAAATGATGAAAATCATATATGCCCCTGTGTTCAGAAACAATTCCACAATGCGCGCACTTACCGCCAAGATATTCAATTGCTTTGAGTTTGTGTTTTACTCTTCGCTCTTGAGTTTTCTTTTTGTCCTTTGCCGCCAACTTTTCCTTGTTGGCGGCGCGGTACTTACGCATATACTCTTGTTTTTCAGGAGTTATCATTAGATTTCGCAGGATCCACTTGAGCAAGCTAACATCTGAGCACCTTCTACGTTGTCCGTAGTTTCCTTGAAGTCTTCCCAGTTGATGCTTGGGATTTTGGCTTTGAGCTTGTTGTAGTCTTCTTCGTTGCACTCTTCGTACGGGGCCTGCCTGTAGGTTCCGCCGTCGTACGGGAGGTAGCTGACGCCGCTGATTTCTTGGAAGTGGTCCCACGTCCACGCCCCAACGCTCGGCCAGTCTTTTTCTTCGACTGAGATTGTAACACTAGGCTTATGCTCGCACCAGTGCCTTTGATAAGTAAGCCATAGCTCCAGATGGCTAATCGGAGTAACATCACTCCGAGTAAGTCCTTCAGGCGCTCTTTGAGGGAAACTAAATACGATAGTCTGATCTGGTTTATAAACGCAGGCTTCATTTGGGATTCCTTGTTGGATTAAGAATTGGGTAAGAGGGTCTTTCTTATCTCCTCTAACTCGGCGGATGTAGTACTTAGCGTGTCTAGGGTGGATTCCAGAAGCGCTATCAACGAGTTGGCTGACGGTTCCACTGGGCTTAACGCAAGTAATTGCAGCACTCTTAGGTATTCCAAGCAACTCTGCAAACTCCTCGTTGGCTCTTCTAGACTCCTCTCGAAGCTCGGTAAGTAACTCATTTAATCTGTCTCCTTGTGTGGTGAGAAGGGGGTTGTCGTAGATCCCGGTAAGCGAAACACCCAATAAACGTTCTTCTTCGGTATTGCGTTGCCACACCTTGCGCAAATAGGGGAACTTGGTGAAGGTGGACTGAATGGTTCCCAAGATAGTGGCGAGGCGCACTTTTCGCAAAAGAGTCTCTCTTGTGTCATTGTGTCGTACTACACATTCACTAAGATTACAGAATTGGTATGGTCGCAAAATGATCTCTGAGCACGGATTACATCCGAATTCAAAATTTGGATCTCGATGCCCGTATTTTTCAACCGTCTTTTTAGCAGCCTCCCGATTAAAAATGCCTCGCTCACCGGAATGGGAGTTGTAAAGTGATAACCATTCTTCCATGAACTTTCCGACAGTAGGTGTTTCTGAATACACCGCACTGTTGTTCGCAAGAGCTCTGTGCGGAGCAGTTTCCCACCATGGTCCAGCTTTTGCATAGCGAATCCTTTCATCATCCAGATCGGAAAGTGAAATCATAGCTGATCGGCGAACACCACCGACTACAACCACCTCACCAATTTTACACATTAAATCATGGCACTCTAATGAGTTTAACTTGCGACCCTTTGCACCCTTAAACATAGCAACAGCAAACTCAAACAGATCTACTAATGGTTGCGGCCCAGAAGCTCTTCCACCAAAAGTTTTGAGTCGTGCTCCGGCGGGGCGGACGGACTCAACATTCCATCGGGGGATTTCTCCGGCCCAGAGGTGGGCGAGGAGTAAACGCAATGACTTTGCCCAGCCTTCCTTGCTGTCGTGTACGACGATGGTGTGCTCTGAATCAAACAGCTTTTCTGGCACTTCGGGCAAACGGTTAATGTACTTGGATTCAACTGAGAATCCAACACCAGTTCCGCAAAGCAAAATGAACATGCTTTCGTCAAAGCTTTTGGGGTCATCCACTGGGAGATACGAGCAATTATAGACGCAAGTATTGTCACGATCGGCACTCTTTCCTGCCGTCATCATGGCTCGCATAGACGGCATAAGTTCATGGTTAAAAATGGCACTACGAATTTCGGCTTTTAATTTTTTGTTTTCTTGTATTGCTGGTGTACGGCTAAAAATATAATCAACGTAACGATCTACAGTCTCACCCCAGTTCTCACGACGACCTTTTTCGTCAATGAATCGGGCGTATCTGCTAGCGGCAATGTACTCTCTGTATTGGTCCATTTATTATTCTTTAAGTGATGAGTTGACAAAAAAGGGAGGCCGCAGTTTCTACGGACACTCCCCTGTACTACTAAAACAATTATACTGCGAAGTCTGCTGCTGCGTTAGTAGAGCCGCCTAACTTCTCACCATCTTCCATTTTCTGGACGTTATTCAAACCACACGCAATGCCTTTTGAGCCTTGAGCGTTGTAAGGATAAAACGTGATTGATGCGCGGCCATAGCAACCGCTGTAAAACTCTGATTGATCTAAGATGGGATTGAGATCTGCATCAACAACACCAGGCTTTTGCACTGAGTTTGCGTTGATGAAATAGCAACCTGCGTATGCCGGATCGTCTTTCTCTTGATCGCCGTCACGCAAACCACCTTTTAGGTTTTTTGGAACAGAACCGCCAAAGTAGGCTGCTGCTGCAGTCTTAGTATCGTCAAATGCTTTTTGCAATTTGGCAATAGTCTCTTTGTCTGTTTTAGGGATAATGATGGATACTGAATACTTTGGAGTGCCGCCTTCTACAGAAGCTTTTGGGGCAAACAAGTTAGCGTAAGAGAAACGTACTTTACCAGTAACGATTTTTACTTTAGTAGTTTGAGTCATGATATTACCTTTTTAACATAAGTACTGGACTTCAATAGGGGCCAGTACGTCTACCCTTTACTAACTGTACTAATACGCAAATTCGTTACTTGTTATTCCACCATGTGAGATTTATGCGTCGTATAAAATTCCGTGATTTTGTAACGCCTGTTTCATGGCAAGCGCTTGCATAAAGTCTTTTAAGTATTCCGTTTCAAACAAAACATCTGGATCCTCTTCAACAATATCTACAATTTCGTAAATAGAATCTCTAATTTGGCAAATATTTTCACGCAATCCACTACCAGGTAATCCATCAAATTCTTTAAAATACTTATCTATAAGTTGGTCAGGAATTTCAAATTCCGAACCATAGCATCGCACCATCATAGGTACCTCTTATTGTTATTTTGCCACCATGACGAGTCCGACGTTACCCATGGCATAGCCAATGAACATAATGCCGGTACCAATACCACCTTTCATAAATTGATCTATCGCCACGACAAAATACACGACACCCATTGCTGCTATTAACCAAGTACTCATTTAAAATCTTCCTCTGCGGTCTCTTTGACCTTAACTAATTTGGGCTGGCCATCGGGGCGCAGCACTAAGTCACCTAACCAAGCGGTGATTTGACCTTTAGGTCCTAGCTTTTCCAAGGCAGCTATAGACTTTAATTTGCGTGGCTCCCAGATTACCTCTTCGCTCATACCTTTTTCTTGAAGCACCACGGCAGCCAGTGCATGGTCACTAATCTTGCGGTGAGTTACAGTGGTGGAGAGTTTGTATCCTGGCGGAACAATCTCTTGTTCTACTGCACGGGTTAATGCGTAATCTTCCACGTCGTTTGCCCATGTGCGAAGGTTTTGCGCTTTGGCTAAGACTTCGCTAAATTCTTCTTCGGTGAGGAGCGACGGCGTTTTAAACTCGAGCTTGGCAAGTTCGGTGTTAAAGTCGCTACGGGCGCGGCATTGCGCTTTGGCTTTGCAGAACTGGCACCACTCACCTGGAAGAAACTCACCTGATCCGCTCCAAGCTTTCTTGGCTTTAGGCTTAACGAAGTAATTTGCCCAATCGACCAGCTTAACGATGCTTGTTCCATCAGATGAAATGCTGTCCAAGCGAGGCTGGTGGATTGTGTACGAGACCTCTTTGATGTCTGGATACTCATCTTTAAACTTGGCATAAGCACCGAGTGCATAAAGGCGAAGTTGAGTGTTATCAATCGCCGACACTGGGACGCCTTTTCCAAATTTGAGATCGATGACTCGAATGGAATGCTTAGAAAGTACAACCACATCGGCTGTACCAAAGCCGTCAGGTACCCAGTCAGAAAAATCCACGCGCTGTTCAAATAGCGGGGTGTCTCCTTCACCAATCTGAGAACGAACGTATAAAACATAATTGTCGACGTTAGCCTCGAAATCGTCATTGTAATAGGGTGACTCTTTGACCGCTTTATACTCTTGTTCATACTCTTGCGTTCCAATTTGATTGTAGTAGTGTCTTAATTTAATCTCGCCAAGGGTGTGAGCCATAGTGCCCTCTTGACTAAAATCAAAAGCGCCAGCACCTCGTTTTGGTTCAGGTAGGGTGGCTTCAAGGCGGGCAGACGGGGTGCAAGAAAGCCACCTTTTGGAGCCAGAAGCAGATAGAAGGGCGTGTGCAGTCAAGGTATTCTCTTATTCGGATTAATCTTACCTACACTAATACGCAAAAAGCCACTTTTCAGGGTGGCTTTTTAATAAAAAAGTGAAATATTTTATTTCAGCATTTGCATTAATTCTGCGATTTCTTTGTCAAAGTCAATTGTAACTTCTTGTTTTACATTAGCTTTTAGGTCGATGCGCTGTTGACCGTAATCGTCTGGGTATTGACCTTTTAATGCCAGCTCGGCAATGCGTGAGTTAAACGCTTTGTTCTCGACATTGGCAAGCATTAGGTTTTCCCAGTAAGACTGGCCGTAGGTCGTTGCCATAGACATGGTCTCAGCAAACTTTGGGTTCTCTTCTTTCCACTTAGCCGCTGTGGACTTGCTGATATTTACTGCAGCATACATGGATTTTTGAGATGCACCTTGCCTACCAAGTTCTAAAATGATTTGCGCCATTTCCTCGGTAAACTTCTTTTTGTTTGGGGGTGATTTTTTAGCTACCACACTTCCACCTTTTTAGACTTGCTGCTTTGCGTGTTGGTTTGCCACTCTCGTCCTTCATTGGACCTGGCATGCCAGACATACGAGCGCAAAATGATTTCTTACGAGCACCACCCTCTGGTTGTGGCGCTTTAAGGTTTGAGCCAGTGGCTGCGTTGTACTTGGCTCTTCCCTTGGCTGTGAGTCCAGCACCCTTAGACGCAGGTAACTTCTCACCACGACCAATGGATAGGGAGGGATTCTTTTTAGTTGCCATTACTTATTCTTTTTAACAGTGCCAACTTTTTTAGTAACACGGCCGCCTTTTTTGATGGCTCTTGGGTTTTGAAGCATTTTAATTTCTGCTGCTCCACCGGTTCCGGAACTTCCACCTAAACGTGCTGGACTTGGTTTTGTTCTGTCAATTTTTAATGTTTTATCAAATTCTTTTGCTTCAGATTTACTGATTGTCTTGTCTACGTAATGTCCTTTATTTAAAAGATCATTAACTTGACTTGGGCTATACATATCTTCGGCAGCAAGACCCCCATCGGCATATTTCTTAACGCCGCCACCGCATGCCATTTTAGGCATTTTTTTAAAGTCTTTCATTTCTTTACCTTTGCAGTCTTTGCTGATTCTTTAAATGCTTTAGCAGTGGGCGCGCCTTTAGTGCCAACTTTGCGCATCTTCTCGCCTGAGCCAGCTGCGATGCGCTCTCTCTTTTTTTGGATATTGGCGTATAGGCCAGGTTTAGTTGCCATAATTATCTCCTAATTAATTGGTGGAGGTGGACGGGATCGAACCGACGACATTTAGCTTGCAAAGCTAACGCTCTCCCAACTGAGCTACACCCCCGTTTAAAACTTGGTGCTGAAGGTGAGACTCGAACTCACGTACCTTTCGGGGCGGCTTACAAAGCCGCTGCAATTGCCGCTATGCGACTTCAGCAAAAAACCCGCCAAAGTGTGCTTCCAAGAGAGGCATGGCGGGTATATTACTTAAAATATAACTGAAACGCCAGCCAATTTTTTAGCCACGTTTGCTAATTCTTTGGTTGTCTGACCGCTGATAAAGGTATTGATCTCAATAGCCTTGTCGATAATCTCTTCAGTCGTTGGAAAAGACGGAGCTAATTCTGCAGCTTCTTTAGTTGTCTTATTAAGCACTTCCCAAGCTGCTAAATTGGCCTCATGCTGCTTAATCATCAAATCTTTAGCTGCGTTAAAAATAGAAAAGCGTAACTCAAATGGGTTCATCATTTTAAATCTCCTGTGTGTATGTGTGTGGGTGCCCGCATCTGTGTGCAAAATCCTCGCTGTCTTGGGCGTTGCGAGAATGCCAGTGTTCTATGAAGGCGCACTGGCAGCCTTGTGCTTT